TCATATCAGCAATGCGTTCTTTCAAATCTGAATTTGCCATATATTGACAGATCTTTGATCGAACTGTCACAGTTCGACGATGAAAGAAATGATCCTGCTACTAATTCATATTATCTTTCATATCAAACTAATCTAGGTGACTTAAAAGCAATGCTTGGATTAAGTGCATTATGGCAAAGATTAAGTGAACTTTCAAGTATCTTTTCAGATGGTCTTTCAACAATAATATCTGGAACATTCTGTGTTGGTCAACCTGTAGACAATTGGAACTGCCCACAAATATTCAATCCTGGTCCTGATAAGACTAGACATGCAGTAAAAGATGACAATAGAATAGATGAAAACAATAACAAAATCAAATTTGTTGTCTATGTCCCATATGAATTTACAAACAGAAATGGTGGAACTTTCCATGGCCCAATAAAGATGCACAGTGGCTTGACTTGTGACAATTCAGTGCATTTTACAGGAAGTCTGACTTGTGACAATCCAATCCATGGTGTTGCTTTAAGTGCATGCTGGGCAGACATTGCTGAGACATATGAAGCAGATGATAATTATTCACCTGGAACATTAGTGAAATTCGGTGGTGAAAAGGAAATAACAGTTGCTTCGCATCATGCAAATGCAGTAGTTACTTCACAGCCAGGAGTCATGCTGAACAAAGAAAGCAAAGGAACAGGAATAACATTGACTGGTCGAGTACCAGTAAAAGTAATTGGAGCAGTTAAGAAATTTGACAAGATTGTATTGTCTGCTACACCCGGTGTTGGAATAGCATGCAATAGCCCTGAAAAGACTCCAGGTTTCTTAATAAGCAATACTGTTGTTGGACGAGCATTAGAGTCATCAGATGATGTTGGAATAAAGCTTGTAGAATGTGTTGTCCAAATGAATCTTGAGTAATTCAAAAGTTGGCAGAAAGTAAATAATAAAGATAGATTTTTTAAGTAGTAAAAGGTTATCTTTATATTATGTCAACTAAAATCAGAACATTATCACAGTTACCTCCAATTACAGAAAATGCTGCAGGTGAAAATTCACTGATTGAAATTTCACAACGACTTTCTATAGGTGATAAAGCGCATTATATATCTAAGAAAATGCGTCTGTATGATTTTGGCATATACATTTATAAAGCAGTTGAAAAAGAACTAGAAACTAGGCATGGATTAATAATCAACAACACCTTTGAGCCAGAAAATATTATTGATCCAGATTCATTGATAGCAAAAACAAATTTTAAATATATAGCAAATGCTCTTTATAACCTATATAAAGGAAAGCCAGAACTAGATAGCCAGATAACATTCAACAAGAGACCGCGGATAGCTGAAAGCTTGTCAAAGAATCTTTCAGAGCTTAACAACAAAGACAATGTCGTTGATGTAAAGCTTCTTAAAGGATTTTCTGACCAAAACAACCTTCAACTTCCAGGAATGGAATTTGACTTTTCAACATATTTCTTCAATCCTGAAGTTGAAACACATTCTCTATCAGCGACAAACCTTGTAAGCATTGATGAAAATCGCACACCAAACATCCGTGTTGGAACGTTGATGAGAAAAGGAAATGCTGCTAACAATTATTCTTTTGGCCTCAATGAGATTGACATAAAAGAAAACCACTACAATGAGTGGATCTTCAGAATTCCAAACAATTCTCGCCAGTCTAATAACTGGGTAGCTCCAGCATCTGGCATGTTCACATGCTTTGGATGGCTTGATGAAAAAGATAGTTCATATGCAAACAATTCTCTTCGTTGGGTTGCTCTTGAAGCATACAACAAAGACAAAGACAAATGGTATATCCTTCAACTTCAGCCATTCAGCCCAAATGAATTTTGCTCATATGTTGGATTTACATTCCCTGTCAAAGCTGGAATTGAATTGAGAATAAGGACAGGATTCACTGTTGGAACAAACTCTGACAAATATTTCTCAATCATTGGAAGTTTGACAAACCATATTGCTAATGCATTCATTGGAGGTGTCTATACTTCTGACGCAGCAAACCAATATATTCCAAAAGAAGCAGGAACATTCAATTACTTTGAAGGAATACCTTCAGATTGGGGACGCTATTGGCCAACAAACAGAACAGTATATGATTTAGTCTGTGATTTAAGCGCAAGTTTGTCTGGAGCGTTTGCAGGACCTTATATTGACCTGATAAACAAAGATTCATATAAGAGAAGCCATCATGACAAAACAGTTTTAAGGCACGATAATTGGTCTTTGAATGATTCTAACAAATCTTTAGTGATGTTAGATTCAAGAAATGCGCTGTCCGCTTTGATAAGCTTAGCATTGAAGAACACAAGTGATTCTAACAGATGCGCATATGGAACTTTGAACAAGTCAAAAGACGGAATAAAGAGCTTATATTTCTACAGAGTCGCTAAGACTGGAACAGTCAACATTGATGTAACTGGAGACACATCAGCAAAAGGAACAACACTTACAAAGACATATATTGCTTATGCTTCTCCGGTCAATGATGGAATAACATATAGCTTGAAAGAACTAGATCAAGAAGTAGAAACAATAAGGTCTGGCGTTGATTCTAAAGAAAATATTTCTCTTCCATTGAAAGCTGGAAACTTGATAGTTTTCCAGACACTTTCTGCAGATAATGCTAAAGCTGATGTATCTAAAATGCCAGAGGTAAATGATGAAAACTACAGATACATCAGTCCAACGTCTGATCTAGGCACATCACATGCATTCATTGCTTCAATCAATGAAATGTATAATTTGACACCAAACCAGCAAGATGAATATGATTTCTATGCAGAACTTCCTGACATTGAACCAGTCATACCGACTCCAGGCGGTGATCCAATAGACATTCCTGATTGGAGTGGAGACATCAATGAACTGTATTTGATGATTAGAAATTTGACATTGTCTGTCCATAACAATTATAATACATTGAGCAATTCAATTATTACAAATGTCAACAATTTGAATACGACAATAACCAACAACTACAATACGTTGAATGCAAACAAAGTTGGTTATTACAATGGAACAGTTCTAGCAGATTGGCCAATCTGTACAATGAACAAGAGTGCAAATGGACATGATAGCATGACACTTGATGCTGATGGCAATATGCCATATGCTAATGACAATAAAGTGACTGGCGGCTATACGCATTGCAGAAGAATTGATGGAACGTATTATTACTTTAAGCCACCTGTGTCTGGAACATACCAAATTACACTATGTCCAGAAAATGGAGACAAATCAGGGACAATTGCTAATCCTAAATGTTATGGAGTAGTAAGATGCTGGTTGAATTCCGTTGTTAATAAGAAATGGTGGATGAGAACAAGAGGAAAATCTGGAAATAGCTGGGGTTCATGGGGTAATTGGTCAACAGATGGAAATAGAAACTATTGGTCATTGCTAGCTCAATATGATGAAACAATTTCAGGAACAGATGAATCTAAGACTATAGTATTGAATCTTAAGGCAGGAGTTCCACTGATCTTTACATTATTTAATGTTAGTGCAACATTTTCAGGAAAAGCATTAGATTTAGGTGGATTTGAAAAAGTCTTAGGATATTACAATCCAAAAGATTTTTATAGAGTAAACAGATATACAACACATCAAGTAGAATACTATACTACAGATATGAACAATCAGAATGCTACAGCGCATGAAACAGCAACTGGGCTCAATGATAGTTCAAAAGTAACAATAACATCAACAACACACAGGAAAAACAACAAAGTTCAAAACATTAAATTTGCAGATGTTCAGCTGCTAGCAAAAAACTAAACTTGTAGATTTTTAGCAACGTAAAATATTTATAAAAGTATTTTAGGTATAGAATATGATAGATGAACTGCAGCTTGAACGCCACTGTGACACTGACATCAAGATAATTGGAGACAAGACAACTAATACTCAGGTTGTCATGCTTTTGGCATTTTTAAGGGATGCTATCCAATCCAACAAAGAGACTGAGATAAAAGTCACAGTTGGAAAGCATATGAAGAACAGATTTTTCGCAATGCAGGTAAACGGAGAAGAAATTCCCCAAATCATAGCAGAAAAAGAAATTGAGATCAATTAGAACATGACGGTAATAAAACGCAATGGAAAGAATGAGCAGTTGTCAAAGAAGAAAATCTTTGATTCAATTTGCAAGGCTAACGACAATGTCAATGCTGACGACAGGTTGACTAAAAAAGCCATCCAAAGAATTTCAGAAGAAGTATTCAACATTTGTCAAGACTTCGATGAGCCAATTCCAATCGACAAGATAGAAGATGAGATTGAAAAACGATTGATGGCTTCTACTGGATATGAAGTAGCAAAATGCTATATCCGTTATCGTTATGAGAAAGAACGCGTCCGCCAGAACAAAAGCTTGACAGAAAAACTGATGGCGACAAATGTCGTCAACCAGAATGCAAATGTTGATGAATTTTCATTTGGTGGAAGAATTGGTGAAGCTGCTTCTTTCATCATGAAAGACTATGCTCTCAACAACCTCATCTCAAAGAAAGCTAGAGAAAACCATCTTAACAATGAAATCTATATTCATGACTTAGATGCTTATGCTGTTGGATCTCATAATTGTCTTTCAATTCCATTTGACAAACTCCTTAAAGAAGGATTCAATACACGTCAAGTAGACATTCGTCCAGCACAGTCAATAAATACAGCAATGCAGCTTGTTGCTGTCATTTTCCAGCTCCAGTCACTGCAGCAGTTTGGTGGAGTATCTGCAACGCATCTTGATTGGACAATGGTTCCATATGTCAGGTTAAGCTTCCATAAATATTATTTTGACGGTCTAAGATTTATTGATTTGTCAAGTGGTTCAGAATTGAGGAAAAAATTTGGTTCAAAGACACCATTGACCAAAGATGAAATAAGAGAACTTCCAATTGATTCTGATTGGTATAATCATTCATTGCCAGCATATGAATATGCTATGGAGAAGACACTTGAAGAACTGAATCAAGCGGTTGAGGGAATGTACCATAATCTGAATTCTCTACAGTCTCGCTCCGGAAACCAACTTCCATTTACTTCAATTAATTATGGAACCTGTACTTTGACTGAAGGAAGAATGGTAATTAAAGCTCTTCTTGAAGGTTCAATAAAGGGCGTTGGCAAGTTCCATAGGACAAGCATCTTTCCGTGCAGCATTTTCCAATGCTGGAAAGGCGTAAACCGTCATCCAGGAGATCCTAACTATGATCTTTTCAGATTAGCATTGAAATCAACATCTACACGCCTTTATCCAAATTATGCAAATGTCGATTGGAGTGGAAACTGCGGATATGACAAGAATGATCCTATGACATATTTCTCAACAATGGGATGTAGGACAGTGAATGGTGCTGACATCAATGTTGAGCCCGGAGTAAATCCTCAAAGAAAAGATGGTCGTGGAAACATTGCCCCAACTACAATCATTCTTCCATCACTTGCAATGGAAGCTGACCGTGACGTTGAGAAGTTTATGAAGCTACTAGACAAGAAGATCAATGAAGCAAGAGACATGCTCCTTGAAAGATTTGACTGGATCTGCTCACAGCCTGCAAAGTCTGCAAAGTTCATGTATGAGAATGGAACAATGTTTGGCTATAAGCCAGAAGAAGGAATCCGTTCAGCATTGAAGCATGGAACACTTGTCATTGGACAGTTAGGGTTAGCTGAAGCACTTCAGCTTCTTATTGGAAAAGACCATACTACAGATGAAGGCATGGAGCTAGCAAAAAGAATTGAGCAGCTTTTCAAAGACAAATGCGCCAAGTTCAAGCAAGAGAACAAACTGAACTTTGGCGTTTATTATACTCCAGCTGAGAACCTTTGCTATACTGCAATGAAAAAATTCCAAGACAAATATGGAGTGATTGAAAAAGTCTCTGACAAAGAATTCTTCACAAATTCTATGCACGTTCCAGTTTGGCATAAGATGACCCCGTTTGAGAAGATAGACATTGAGTCAAAGCTAACTGGATATTCTAATGCAGGTTGCATCACATACGTAGAATTGGATTCTGGAACTTTGAACAATATCGATGCATTAGATGAACTAGTGAATTATGCTATGGACAAAGATATTCCATACTTTGCAATCAATGTCCCAGCTGACTGCTGCATGAAATGCGGGCATCAAGGAGAAATCAACAAAGAATGTCCAGAATGTGGAAGTGAAAACATCCAACGTCTTCGTCGCGTCACTGGATATTTGACAGGAAATTACACGACTGCATTCAACTATGGAAAGCAGAAAGAAGTAGAGCAAAGAGTAAAGCATAATGGTGTCTGTGCTGATGCATAAAGGAGAAGACTATGTATTATTCTCAGATTTTAGACTGTGATATAGCTAATGGATTAGGTTGGCGCATATCACTTTTTGTTTCAGGCTGTTCATTGCACTGCAAAGGCTGTTTCAATCCAGAGACATGGGATTACAACTTTGGAAAGCCTTTTACAGTGAAGACCCAAAACAAGATTCTAGAGCTTCTTCATCCAGATTACATTCGCGGGCTTTCAGTCCTTGGTGGAAATCCAACAGATGAAGAAAATGAAATAGATCTTGTTCCATTTCTTGGTAGAGTAAAAGAATACTATCCAAACAAAGACATATGGGTTTGGAGTGGCCATACATTTGAAAAGCTCAAAGAAAGAAATGACAAAATTCTAAGATACTGTGATGTCCTTGTAGATGGTCCTTTCATAGAAAAAGAAAAAGATCTGACTATTCCTTTTAGAGGAAGCCGCAACCAACGACTGATAGACGTAAAGAAAACATTAGAATCTGGAAAAATTACTGAAATTGAATTGTAAAGCTAAAAGTAAATAGATTAAAAATCTAAAAATGAAGATAAAAAGCTTTACGATCAAGAATTATAAAGGCAATCTGTTAGAATCAGTCGAGAATTTTTCAAAGAAATACCCAAACCACAAGATTCTAGAAGTGAAAGAATCTGATGGTGTTTTGAAGCTTAAAGCACAGAAGCTTCTTCTTGAATATTGGAAAAGTGATCTTTTCACTGGTGATGTAAATATTTTTGCAGAATATTATCCAACTAAAGAAAATGGATTAGCTCCTGCATTTGGAATTCCAGGAACAACAGAAGTCTATCTGTATGAAATAGACATGACTGACCCTGAAGAGGAAGAAATTCCTATTGAAAAGTTCTATGCTCGTGACTGTGTTCCAAGAAAGGAAAATGATGGAAAGACAATGCTTCAGTATGTCTATGACAATGAATGTGATAAAAAGAACAATGTATACTTCATTGCTATTCCAGACATGAAAGCTCCAGAGGAACGTGATCCGGTGCATGTTTCTAAGAACAAATATATTCCACCAAAAGGTGGGCTAGAGCAAGAACAAAAGTTGCTTTTGCAGATCCTTAGAGACAAATATGCTATAGCTTTGATTGAAAACCTGTTTTATAAGACTGGAAAGCTTGCATTCTGCAAAGTGAAAGATGAGCATAAACCTAATCCTCCAGTAGTTTATACGTTCAAAGATTGGGATATGGTTGAAGCTGTTGCATATTTAAAAGATTAATGTAAAATATTTTAATGGTAGACTTATAGTATAATATGGCGTTTTTAGATTTTTTAAGGAAAAAAAGAGAACAAGATATAGATGACATTATAGATTCTGGAGTCAATGAGACTGTTTTAGAGAAAAATCCAAATTTTTCAACATTCAAGCAAGTTTCAAGAGACATTGAATCGATTGTAGCACGGCAGTCTGTCGTAAACAACAAACTTGAAGAATTCAAGTTCAAGAACAATGCTTATTTCTTGACAGGATGTGATTCTGCTGCAGCATTGCCTTTGCAGACAGACAAAGTCATGCGCATCCAGCAGAACAGGAACATTGCAGCATTTCCAGAATGTGAATGGTGCCTTGATGAAATAGCTGATGATTTCCTTCACGAAAATGAAAAAGGAGATTTCATCACACTAGATATCAATATGGATAAGTCTGGAATGGATGAACAGAAAGAGAAAATCATCCAGAATGAATTCAAGAAACTAGTTGGTCTGTTCAGATTCAGAGACAATGCATTCTCATATGTCAAAAAGTTCTTGATTGAAGGCGAGCTTGCTTTCGAGAACATCATCAATCCAGATATTCCAGATTTAGGAATCATTGGTGTAAGGCCATTGCTGAATGAATATTATCAGACATTGGTTGACATCAAGTCTGGAAACAGAATTGGAATTTTCTTTGATGCAAGAAAATATGCTGATATGATGAAGCAATTGATTTCAACATCATACTTCACTTCATATCAGACATTCAACAATATGGTAATCAACCAAATTGGAACATTCAATTTTGATGATTGTATTCCAATGCTATGGCCACAGGTGACTTATATTTCTTCTGGTGAAACAACACCGGATGGTTCTATCATCTTGTCACTTGTTGAAAAATGCAAGCAAGCATATTACCAGCTAGCGCTTCTTCAAGATGCAGCTGTCATTCTTCGTGTGACAAGAGCTCCTGAACGTCTGTTGTTCAACATCAATACGGGAAACATGACTCAGAAGCAAGCTCAAGAATACATTCGTACTTATGGAAACAGGTTGAAATCTAGAAAAGTTGCAATGGGTCCGAATGCATATCGTCCAGGAGACAAAGGAGAACTGAATACTTCTCAGCATCCAGGAATCGTCAGCACATATGACCCGGTAAGCATGCTTGAGACTTATATCTTTGGAAGAAGCAATGCAAATGATGGCTCCTCAATAGAGTCAATTGGAAGCACTGCAAGCTACGAGCAGATTGATGACATCAAGTATTTCTTGAAGAGGTTCTTGAAAAGATTCAAAGTGCCATGGTCTAGATTTGAAACACCAGAGAACACTCTTGAAAAAGCAGATTCAATCACATATGAAGAATATTCATTCTCAAGACAGCAGATCAGATTCCAACGTAGGTTTGCACTTGGAATAAAAAAGACATTCATAACGCACTTGAAGCTAAGAGGAATCTGGGAAAAATACAACCTTAAAGAAAGTGACTTAGACATCAACTTTGTAGCTCCTGTCCTTTATGACCTCTATCAGATCCAGAAGATGATGGAAGCTAGAGTCGCTGCATATGACACTTTGACACAGAGCCATGATGAATTCTCTAAGATAACTGCTATGAGAGATGTTCTTCACATGTCTGAAGAGGAGATTAAGCAGAACTATGATAATCTTGTCAAAGAAGGAATGATGATGAAGAAGATTGAGTGGGCGCAAGACCAGTTGGGTGAACGCGGCCCAATGGATGACAATCTTCCAATTCCATTAAAAGGTACAGGTGAAGAAGAAGGTGAACCAACAGAAGAAGAAGGAAATGAATTAGATTCCGGTGAAGCTCCAGAAGAACCAGGTGGAGGAGAACCTTCAGAAGGTCCAGGAGAATCACCTCCAGAGCAACCACCCGGAGCATAGCTCATAGATAAAACATCTATAAAAACTAGCAACATTTGTTGCTAGTTTTTTAGCATTAAAAGTAAATATAGAAAAATGAGCGCGTGCAAATTATCATTAGTTTCTGAAGGATTTGTCGATTGGATAAGAGAGTTGTTCGACAAAGACAATACAGCAAAAGAATTCTCCGTAGATCCAAAAAAGATCTTAGGACAATTGCATGCATCGGCTATCAGCGCTGTAAAGAGAAAATGTGGAGACAGAGTTGTAGTAAAGAATTCTGTCGTAACGAATCCTAATACAACCCCACCAGAAGTCACACTGAAGCCAGGACAATATGAAATAACAGTTTACAATGTAAATCCAAATGACAGAGGGTCAGATGGAACATCTTTGTTGTCTACTTATGGCGATGCAAGAAAAGCTTTATTAGTCTATTTGAAAGCTTTTGCTGGTGAAACATTTGCAAGGCATGTAGACCTTCATAATACAAAAAGCTCAGACATAAAAGACAAAAAAGGAAGAACTCATTATGGATACGTTGTCAACTATTCTATTACAGATTCAGGTGCTTCAATAGAATTAGATGACAAAGTTGATAATGAAGAGGAAAATAAAAAAACAGATAAAAAACCAGATTCAGGTTCAAGAAGAAAGAATAGCAAAAAGAAAAAAGAAGAAGAACCTGCAGATGATGAAGAAAAAGAGGAAAAGCCAAAGAAACCTGAAGAAAAATCAGATGAACCTAAACCAAAGACAGCAACAGCTAAAGGTTTAGATGGAACAAAAAGAACATTGAAGCTTCCTGGAGACCAACCAAAGAAGAAGCTCAATGCTATAGAAAAGCTAAGAAAATATGTTTCTAGCAAATTAGATTTCAAAAGAATGTTCAAAGGGAAATATGCAGAAGCAACTTATCATTCAATTTTGAATATGATTCGTGCTGCTGCTGGATATTCTGTCAAGAACGGCGATGAAGTTGAAGTAAGAGATCCAAGCGGCTCATTGCTTAAAGAAGAAACAGATGTCAAAGAACCAATACGTGCTGTGTTTGACAAATGGAACCAAATAAAGTTTCCAAAGAAGCCAGAAGAATTCAAAGCAGAAGAGTTCTACAATGACATCAAAAATGCAATAGATAAAATTGATTTGGGCAAAACAGATGAAGAGCCAACACCACATGAAGAGCCTGCACATAGGGCAGCTGCAGATTCATCTGGTAGAGAAGGAATAGATGGCCCAACAGATTCTTCAGATGAAGAACATAAAAAAGAACCTCCAGCAAATCCTCCAAAAAAACCAAGAGGAAAAAAGCCTAAAGATAAATCTCAAGAGAATCCTCCAAAAGAACCTTCAGTAAAGCCAAAAGAAAATCCTCCAAAAAAACCAAAAGAAAATCCTCCAAAAAAATCAGAAGAAAATCCTCCAAAAAAATCAGAAGAAAATCCTCCAAAAGATGATTCATCAGAAGAAGAATATATTAATAAATTAAAAGAAGATTTTGATGAAAAAAACTATAATGATGTTCTTGAAAAAGCTAAAAAATTCTTTAGTTCAAAAAAAGAACTTTTAAAATTTAAATCAGAAATAGATAAGAGTAATTCTGATTTAAGTTATACTATTCAATATTCAAGTTATTTTGATGTTGATTATTTATTTAAAGCATTTGCAAAAAATTATAAATCTAGTGATGCAATTAGTGCAAGTACTGTATGGAAATTTATAGTGTCACATGATAAATTTAAAGAGTTTTTATCTAGTTCATTAAATTCAATATACAATTGTCTAGAAAAAACAGATGAATTAGCATCAGCAATAAATTTTGTAATTAAACCAGAAGAAAATTACGCTTATTTTGATACTAAGTTAGATAAATTCTTCAGATATGTTTTTTCTAAATTAGAGAGTAAAGATGATTCTTCAGAAACTTCAGAAAAAACTGATAAAGGTGATTTACAAAAACCACCGGATGAAGAAGAAAAAACTTCGGTAGAACCAATAAATATATTGCCAGAAGATGAAAAGCATATAAAAGAACTTGAAAAAGAATTAAAAGACAATAAAGACATACCAGATGAATGGAAAACAGCTTTTGATTCAAAAGAAAATCTTATAAAGTTGTTGAAAAACCATAAAGAAGACATATCAGAAAATTTCATTGATAAAGCTGTAATTCCACGCTCAGAGGAAGTCTGTGGAATTGAATTAAATAATTCAGCAGTTATTGCAAAAAAATGGAAATCTAATGTTATTACCCAGTTGGGTGAACTTATAGAATATTTTTTGCTTAAGTCAGTAAAGAATAATCTGTTTTCTGTCAGGAAAATAATAAAAGACAAAGAAATTTCTGATTATGCATGGAGCAATGAAGAAGGTAATTTCTATGAAATCATAAGCAAAGACAGAAAATCAGCAACAGAAGAACTTAATAAATTCTTTAAAATAATACGCAATGAACTGATTTCTTCTGAAGAACCTCCAAAAAAGAACCTTCCAAAAAAGCAGCCGCCAAAGGCAAAACCTAAATCACAAAGAAAGAAAAACACCCAACCTGTAACAGAATTCAATCAAACAATTTCACAACTGAAAGGAGGTTCTTCAGATATGGTTTCAAAAGCAATTAGAAAGCATGAAAAAGAAGACAATGAAAATATAAACATCTTAAAAGAATCTAAGGAGTCATTTATGATAAACAAAACAGACAATATAAAATGTGAAGTCCTTGTTTCTAGCATAATGGAAGGAAACAAGAAACTAGCAAATGCAATGCTAAGAAAGATCATCAAAGAGAAAGTCATGAAGAAGCTTGATGAAGAAAAACAAATCAAGCAATCTAAACCAATTATAAAGGAAGCATCTGGTCAAGAACCTAATACAGAATATCAGAAGTGCCAGAAGACTCAATATTCCGTTCAAGTATATACACCATCTGCTGGAACAAAAGTCCATAACAAGTTAGAAAATTCTGATTATGTTGTGAATGAAAAGAAGCCTTTTGTACTTGTTGGAACAGTTGGTGAAGAATGGACTGTAGATGCAAACAAGTTGAAGAAGACCTATTTGTTGAATGGAAAAGAAATCACTGATGAAGTCCTTCAAACATTGATGGATGGAAAGAAGCATACAATTTCTACTAAAAAAGATGCTGGTGTAAATTGGTGCAAATTTGTTCCTAAAGACACCCAATGTGAAGTTGCAACATCTTGGGGTGAAACACTAGAAGTCAATCGTTCTGGTATTCCTCATGGAGATGGTGATTATATTGTGACTGCTGATGATGGTGGCAAGCCTAATTTAGAAGATCGTTGGGTAGTCAATGGTGAGATTTTCGCTAAGACATATAAAATCCTCGATAAAGCCACTCCTAAAAAAGATGATGCTAAAAAATAATTATTCATAGTTTTCACTTTTTGAAAGTAAATAAATTTAAATATTTTAAAAAATACACGATTGTATTCTAAGAGTATGAGTCTAAAAACAATTAAAAATGATTACGCTGAACTTTTGAAAGTTTTCGAAAGTTGTGGCGTTAAATTGACAAAGAAGCAAAAGAGCTCAATGGATGCTTTTGTTTCTAATTACGCCAAGACATTGAATGAATCAAAGAAACAAGGCGTAATTGAAGGAATAAAGATTGCTGAAAAGAAGATCAAACCTGTAATTGAAAGCATCTTGAAGCATCAGACATTGAACCAGAAGCTTGTAACAGCAATTCAAGAAAAAGTTGCTACAATAAATGAATCAAAGAGAATTGCTGTAAAGGTTGACAAATATCTTTCAGAAGCTCTCGAGGAAGCACTTCCAAAAGAAAAAGCTATTGACTATGCTAAATTAGACAAATACCAGACAATCGTTGAAAGCCTTAAAGATGTGCTCACAGTGAATGATGCAACTTTCAAGCAGAAAGCTGATGATTTTACTTCAGCATATCAGACACAGGTCACAAAATATTTCAAAGAGAATGCTGAATTGAAGCGCGAGCTTCAGAAGAAAGATGCAATTGTAGAAAGCACAAAGAAAGAAGCTGAACTTGCCAAAGGCAAAGCACTTCTTGAATCAAAAGCTGCAAGTCTTCCAGCATTTGAAGCTAAAAAAGTAAAAGAGCAACTTAAGAATTTGACAGAAGCTGAAGTCGAAAAAAGATTCGACGAAGCAGTAAGCGCAGCAGCTGAAGAAGCAGCAGATGCAGCAGCTGATGATGATACTTTAGAAGAAGACGTCAATGCATTAATTGAAGCGGAGATGTCCAATTCTGATAGTGATAAGGATGAACTAGGTGAATCCGATAATCCTGATGAAGAAGATGATGCAGATGGAGAAGAAGATCCAAAGCAAACCTTTGGTGAAGCTATCAATGAGTCTGTGATCTATTCTGACCAGGTACAGCATTGGATGAGCTTAGCAAACCGTATTACGCCAATTGGATAAGGTTATCGACATAACAAATCCTAAACAACTAAAAACAAAAACAAAAAGAAAGACAAATTACTATGATGTCATTACTTGACTCAAAATATCAGACACGCCTACTCAAAAAGTGGGGTCGTTTCATCAAGGAAGGCAAAGCAATCGAGTCTGACCAGACAAAATTAGCTCTTGCTCTAGTTCTTGAAAACACATGCAACGACTTCATCCGTAAAGGCATGTTGACAGAAGCATTCGATGTCCAAGCTACTGGTGATGCTACTGATACTAATAAATCCTACGTTGGAACTCACGGAACCGAGAAAAACGGAATTGCTGGCAAGGGTATCAACGATATGAAGGGATTCGCTCCACTTGGAAACCGCGGCAAGACTGACGGCTACATGGGTGGTGCTTGGGGTGAACGCAATCAGAACAACTATGGCGATTTCCAGATTCCAAACGTTGTTATGCCATTGCTCCGCCGTATTTTCCCAGAATTAATCGCTAACGAACTTGTTGGTGTTCAGCCTCTAAACGGACCTATCGGTTTCGCTATGGCTCTTCGTGCTCAGTATGGTCGTAACGGCCGTGTTGGTATGGGTGACCTTGATCCACGCCTTGACGGACATGACGGAGAAATCGGAGGTCACTTTGCTCCTGATACACGTTACACTGGTTGGTCTGACGCTCTTACCGGCGATGCTATCACAACAGACAATCGTGGATACGGTGCTCAGCTTGGTGAATCCGCTGGTCAGTGGGAATTAACTTCCACAAAGACTGTCAACGAAGGAATCGAAGCTACAGGCGCAAAGACAAAAGAAGGTGACACAGAAAGAGCTGCTACAGCTGCTGACTTCTGGAAGGAATATGCTGTTGGTTATTACGGTGACCATGATAAGCCATTCTCTGGATACGGTGCAGACGTAGAGCCATCTACTGAATACGCTTCATTGCAGGATGGAACATATCCAACTGTTGGATTCAACCTCATCAAGACAGGTGTTGTTGCTAAGACACGTAAACTCGCTGCTCAGTGGTCTCCTGAACTTGCTGAAGATATGGAAGCAATGCACGGCATTGACGTCGAACAGGAAATGGTCAACATCCTTTCCTACGAAATCGGTGCTGAAATCGATCGTCAGATCGTAACAGAAATGGTAAAAGCTGCTATTACTGGTGCTTCAGTTTCCACATGGGATGCAAGCAGAGCTGACGGTCTCGATCAGATGGGACGTCTCGCAACAATCTTAACAAAGATCACAGTCGAAGCTAACAGAATCGCTGTCAAGACACGTCGTGGAAACGCAAACTTCGTCATTGCTTCCCCAACTGTCACAGCCCTTCTCGAACAGATGACTATGAACAAGTTCGTATCCTTCTCCGGTGGTAAGGCTGTTCCTTCAGTTCCATACTCCGGCGCAGGCGCACTTCAGAAACAAGGTTTGATCAACGACGGACAACAGCTCCTCGTTCGTGATGCCTATGCTAAGGGCAACTTTGCACTCCTCGGTTATAAGGGACAACACCCAGGTGACTCCGGAATCATCTACTGCCCATACATTCCAATTCAGCTCCTCAAGCTAGTTCGTCCAGACACTGGTACCCCACAGGTTCTCAGCCGTACTCGTTATGGTATGATGAATTCTCCATGGGATGCTGCTAACTACTATCACTTCATCAAGATAGGTCTCGACGCATCCTACACTTGGGTTGATGCACGTCAATTCATCTAATCTAAAGTTAGATATTAACGTTAAACATGGTTGCAGAAATGCAACCATGTTTTGTTTTCAATTAATTATTAAAAACAGCTTCATTTCAAAAGTAAATAAATTAAGTTTAAACACATAAAAAGATATATCAATCATGGCAAAATCACTGCAAAACTTTTTATCCCAGATTCAGGGAACTGGTATCAGAACTTCAAACATGTTCGAACTTGAAGTTTCTTCAGGATATCCAGAAATCGATTCAGCACTTGAACCAATTACAATGTATGGAGAAGGATTTGAAGTTCCATCTAGAACACAGAACTACAATGATGTCATGTTCAAAGCATATCCTGTTCCTGTCGCATCAAACTTAGTCATGGGACAAGACCATACTTTGAATGTTCGTGCTGATACACAGGGCACAATTCGTAGAGCATTCCTTGCATGGCAGGCTAAGACAGCTAACCCAGCTATTTCTGATGGATCTCTTTTCGAAGGTGATCGTCGTCCAACGGTTGGTTCTGTCATTCGTGTTCGTTTGCTTGGAAATGACATGTCACAAACAGCTGAAGTATACAAGATCGTTGGTGTAAAGATCAACGAAGTTGGACCACTTCAATCTTCTAACAATGATGCACAAGTTGCAACATTCACTGTTTCCTTCAAGTCTATCTATTGGGAAATTGAAGAAGGTACTGTTTCTGAAGGTGCTTTCAAGGGACAGAAATAATCTTTATCATAGATGCAATGAAAAAGCAGGCTTAGGCCTGCTTTTTGTTTTTATGATAAGTAATTAATTTATATGAAAACTATAACAAAACTACTGATTTTGATATCATGCATTGCAATCATTGGCTGCGAGCATGATTCTCACAATACACCAGAATTGACTCCTGAAGAATCAACTCAGATTGCAGGAAGTCCTATAAAGATATCCTCGTTTGGCCATCCAAATTGCTCAAGCGCAGTTGAAGACCCACACGTCCAAATCAAGAATTTCAAGATGAGCAAATCTGGAATGTCTTATTCTTGGGCTTCAACAACAAAGCTTGAAGTTTGGGGCTTAGGATATACAGAAGCAGGAGCATTAGCTGTTGCTGGTTGGTTTGATGGAAAAGAATGGAAATGCGCAAAGTTTGATTGGATTTCATCTTCAAGAACTACTAGAGACTGGGTAAATGTCAACAGTGGCTACAATGGATTCAATCCTACTGCATTCTTTGGAGCTCAAAAACACTGCTTCTTCATCATGAGTTCTAATGGCAAAAAGAGATCAAATATAATCTTTGATTAAAATATAACAAAATCAATATATTTAGGGACCTAATTTTAGGTCCCTATTTTTATTTTTTAGCTAAAATTCACCAAGTGTAAAAGTAAATAAAATTAAAATTACATTTTTGGAGAAAAACTAAATTATGATGAGAAAAGATTGGGGTCCTTCAGTTCAAATATTTGAAGTTGACCGTTCACAATATTCAAAAACAATGACAGGAACACGTGTCATGGTGTTTGGTTTTGCTGCAAAAGGTGAAGACTATTCTGCGCAAGAAATTACTTCTATTACAGGATTTATCAATACCTTTGGCGAACCAACAAATGAACCAGAACGTTATTTCTACAATGCTTGCAAAGAAGTCATTCAGCAGAATGGTATTCTTTATGCATGCAAGCTGCCTTATAAGAACGTTGCTCATGACAAATATGTTGTTCAGGAATATCAAATCGGTTCTAAAGCTGAATCATTGTCAAGCTTAGCAAACCTTGCAGAAAACTTTGTTGAATTCTTTGATGGAAACTGGACAAAATTTGGCTATACAATTGCTGGAGATGACGCTGATCCTAATGTCATAGCTTTCAGAAACATCAATGACATCTATCAAGACATTCTTAAGTTCAATGCTGCAGCTGATGCACGTGCAATAAACGTTCCATTCTACTGGCTTTCTTCTGTTGGTGTTTTCGAAAGACCAACAATTGAAGAAGACAACTGGATTCAAGTACCTGTTGCAAACATCTACAAGAAACTAAAAGCATTCTTTGGATATGATTTGACAACCGGTGAAGGTGATGAAGTTCAATATTCACCATTGAAGCAATATTTGACAAATCAGGAAACAGGTCTAACAGCTTTTGTTGAACCAGACTTCACAATCATTGACCAGTATATTGTTGCTAAAGGTTTGAAGTCAGAAGACAATGATGTTGTCAAAGACCGTTTAAATGCATTCCATGAAATGTATCTTGACATGTTTGGCCCAGAAGAGACAGATGCTTTCCGTAATGTAAGCAACCCATCCTATGAGCCATCATTGAATACAATTTCAAATGACTTCAAGACACCATGGGCTGAATCAGAACTTGGAAAGTTCATTGAAGCAAACAGAGCATTTTTCGAAAGCTTCAGTGATGTTACATTGACAGATGACAAGCAGCAGTTTGGTGGACTTCTTCCATACGTGTTTGTCGATGAAGGAAAATTCAATCTCGGTCCATACTTCTTAGTTACGAAGATTGCTGATAAGCTAGAAACAGCAGAAGCAGTCCTTAATTCTGACCAGATGTATGTCCTGATGCAGAAGCTCTTGAAGCTCAATGAATACTTTGTCGAAAATGGAATTACAAATCTTGAAGGTCCATTGACATACTTCAAAGAGCATCGTGATCTGACAAACAGTGAAATCATCATGCGTCTTCTTGAGCCAGAGACAAGAGAAGAAAATGGCAAGATAGTCAAAGTTTCAGTAAATGACCGCATCTGCAACATCAAAGATGCATTCACTGAGATCATGCAGCTTCCTGAATATGCAAGCTTAGCTTCTAGAATCAAAGATGGAATTTGGTCTGACACTCAATTCGCCAAGAAAGCAATCAAGTATTATATTGACCATACCGTCATCTATGGAAACAATGACAAAGCTCGTATCCAAAAAGCTACAAACTTCAATGTCTTTGCCCACACATACAGCTCAGATGAACGTGATGCTGAATTGACAGATGTCACATACTTCGAGCGCTACAATGGAGCAACATCTTCTGCACCTGAGATCAAGTCAGTCGATGACCTTATTGAATTGACATTGAAAGAAGTCACACTTGAGGAACTTTGCTCTTATGCAACAGAGATCCACAGCTATGAAGTTGAGCACACTGATCCTGAAAAGCAGATGCTTTCATGGTGGATTGACACAACCGTTGATGCATTTGGAAATCTCAAGTACAAAGACAAGTTTGCAAGATTTGTTGCAAGTGAGCTAGTGAAGAACTTCTCATTTGGAGCAATCAAGAGAATTGATGATTCTGTAGACAAATTCATCAGAATTAGTCCAAGGGGCCGTCCATATACAATCACAATTGAAGACCTTGATGGTTATTCAACAGGCGAGCAGAAAGTCCGTCAGAACACAATGATCATCGTTGACAAGACACGTGGAACATATGGAAAGTCTGTAACTGGCAAGAACAAAGACATTGTTGGAATTTTGCCTGTAGTGACAACAGCTGCAAATGCTCTTCACTATCAGAACATGCTAGAAGATTCAAATGCTGCAGTAGCTTTGAACTATCAAGCTGTCGCCGGAATAAGAACATTAGCAACAGCTGGTCTATCACCTGATGATGAAGTCATTCAAGAGAGCCTTGATACAAAAGAGGCAAATGGTGATCTTCTAGACACAGAGACTGCAATTCCATTCAGAAGCAGTGATCCATTAGATGTCACAGTTTCAACAAGAGCCGTTGAATCATTCCCTGTAATAACATTCAAGGAAGATACAGTTCTTGATCGTGAACACCTCAAGAAGATCGGTGTTGTTGTCTTCAAGATGTATATCAATCCAACTGAAGGCAATAGAGTCGATTATGAGCCTGTTGAAGCTTATGTCGGTGAACTTGATCCAAATGCTAAGAACCCAGCAACAAAGGTCAGTACATTCATTGATACTCTCGTCAACAGCCAGTCTGACTATATTGAACTCTATTCAAACTGCTTAGCAACTCAACAAGCTAAGACTGAATATCAGGACAAAGCAGACATCCTCATCTTGTTCCCAGATCCAGATGATGAAAAGATCTATGCTGGATCACTTGGATTCTATGACATAATGACAAAGAAAGACATCTCAATCTCAGATTCAATCTTGAAGCCATTAGACAAGATCTGGACAAACAACTCTGACGTCAATGAAAAAGACATTGATATCGTAGTTGATGCTGGTATCTCAAACATTGCTCAGTTCATCAAGACAGTCTATGGTGACTATGGAAAAGGTGAATATGATCCAGCTTCCGTAGAAGCATCAGTCTTCAAGCTAAAGAACGAAGCATCAACAAAGATGTGGAGATCTGTCATTGCAAAATATGACAACTTCTGCAAGAACATCCGTCGTGACTGCATGTTCATCTGTGATGGTCCTCGTCCATTCTGCTTAGTTGGTAACAAGAAGATTGTTCGTAAGTCCAAGCCAACAAACACAATTGATGCTAACTTGCTTCCAAACCTCAAATACATGGGTGGAATCAATACATCATATGGTGCAGGATATTGCGACTGGTTTGAAGCAGTTGATGACTACAGTGGTGACACATTCTGGTGCCCACCATCAATCAAAGCTGCAGGTATCTACATCTACACTGATGCAAATGCTAACTATTGGGATGCTCCTGCTGGTTTGAACCGCGGTATCATCAGTGGAGTAAGTGATGTTGCATTCAGTCCAACACCTGTCCAATCTGGACAGATCTACAACAAGACATGGAACTATGCAATTAACTATCCAAATGAAGGTATCGTCCTTGAAGGTCAGAAGACATGCCAAGTAAAGCCAAGCGCTCTTGACCGTGTAAACGTCCGTAGATTGTGTTTGAGACTTGAAAGATACGTCTATCAGACATCTCGTTGGTTCCTGTATGAGCCTAACACCCCATTGACTCGTCAGCGTCTCTATGATGCACTTTATGGTGAGTTCAAGAAGGTCCAAGGTCTTGGTGGAATTGAAGACTTCAAGATCATCATTGATGAATCAATCAATACGCCTGAAGTCATCAACAACAATGAACTCCGTGTCAGAATCGGAATCATCCCTGTCAAGACAATCGAATGGATCCTCGTCGAATTCGTCGTTTCAAAGACAGGTCAATCCTGGGAAGAAGCATTCGCAGGTCTATAAAGTATTTAAAAAATACTTCAACCCTCGATCGAAAGATCGAGGGTTTCTTTTTTATAAAGTAAATATAGATGAAAACTAATAACTTTTAGAGGTGTAATTGTAATAAGATCATGAGATCAGAGTATGAACATAGAAGAGAATCACTTATAAAGACAATAGATGATTCTTCTTTGTCAGATCAAATAAAACTATTATATCGTCAGATTGCAGACAAAGCAGCAGAAGGAACAAATGGCTTGTCAAAAGAAGACAAACTGCAGAATGTCTCTGAAACATGCTTCAGCCTGACTGAATTGAATATAACAAGGGATTGCAATTCTAAAAAAGAATATGATCTTATGAACAGCAAGCTCGATGAAATTGCAAATCGCCTTGAAAAAAATGACATTATTACTAATGAAATAAAAGAAAAAGAAAGATTGGCAGAAGAAGACACTAAAAAACAACTTCAAGAAATAAGTGAAAAGCTTGACAATACAACAGTATATTTAGATAAAGCAGACAAGATCATTGAGGCTTTCAAGGTAAATGAGACAAAAGAACATTTGAACAAGAAATATGACAGTAAATTAGTATTAGTAACAGACTTGTTCAAGAAGATTGGTTGGCCTGGTGCATTTACAATAGTTGGAACAGTCATCGTCATAGCCCTTAGACCTGAAATTATAGCAGCATTGAAAAAACTCTTCATGTAAGTTATGAATTTTTATGATTACCAAAAGTCTATAGAAGAGCACTTTAAGAACAATGGATATAAGTTAGATCCATTGCCAAAGGTAGAATGCATAACTGATGACAACAATTTATTAGATCCCTTTATAGATACTGGCAATTTCAATGCCACTGAGAATAAGATAACTCTCTACGTAGGAAATCGTCAGCTTAAAGACATATTGAGGACGTTATGCCATGAATATGCACATGTCCATCAATTCCATACTGATCCAGAAAAGTTCAAGAAAGCTGATACTGATCTAGACAACCAAATAACAAAAGAGCTAGAAAGTGAAGCATATAGCATTGGAAATCTAATGCTTAGAACTTGGACAGATGAAAACAATCCTATGATTCAGCATTTGAATGAGTCTGCTTATAAGCCATTCAAGAATACTACAGTTGTAATATGTGCTGCAATGCGTCCACCTCATAAAGGCCACCTTGAGATGATTGAGGAATATGCAAAGCAAGCAGATAAAATTGTAGTCATATTGTCTAATCCAAAATCTGATGCAGGACAAAGAAAGACAATTGATGGAAAAGCAATAACAGCTGAGACTTCAAAAAAGATCTTAGAGCTGTATCTGAAGAAATACAGCCTAGAAGACAAAGTAGAAATAATCATTTCATCTGAGCCATCACCTGTAAAAAGTGCTGCAAGTTACATAAACGCTGAATTGACAAACACTAATGTCATCTTAGGAATGTCTAAGAAAGATGATCCATATTCAAGATATTCTGGAATAAAAGAATATTTCAAAGACAGGGATGACATTTACATTTTTGAACCAGATTCTACAGCAGTAAAGATCAAATCAAATATTTCTGCTACAGAGATACGTGACCACATCAATGACTATGATTACATCAAAGATATGTTTCCAGACAAGCTGACAGATGATGAAAAGCAAAATTTAATAAACTTGATCAAAGGAAACAATGGAGACCAAATAGAGGAATCTGATTCTACTAAAATTCTTTCAGAAGGAAAGCATTGGCCTGAGGACTATGTAAAGACTGCAAAGAATACAATTTTGAATTCTCCTTTAGGAAAAGCTTCTTGGTATTCTGAGCAAGCTATAATTTCAGACTTAGACCATTTTGTAGATAGTTTTAGACAATTAGCACATAAGAATTCAAATCTTGGATATTTCGCTGTAATTGTCAGATGGTTCATTGAGTATTCTGGTGATAATCAAGGCAAGAAAGATGAATTTATTGATGATAAATTAGGCGAATGCACTAAGACTTTGCTTTATTTGACAAAGACTCCATCTGAAGAAGCTAAATTGAAAGACCAGATTAAGTCAAAATGGTCATTTAAAGATTTTGAAGACTATCAGCAGAAAGTCAAAGACAAGATTGACACCGATGAAAAAGAAAAGCTGAAGAATTTCAAAGGTGAAGACAAAGGGTATGAATTAATCCAAATTCAATCATTTGAACAGCTAGAAGATCTTGTTGGTGGTGATTGGACAGGAGGAACAAATCCTGATAAATATCATTTATGCTATGCAAACAGTGAAAACTATTATTATGATTATTTGCATGGTGGAACTAATGCTTTTTTCCTTCTTTTGAAAGATGGGTGGAAAGACATTAAAGCAGAAGATTTTACAGGGACAGAAACAGCCTATGATGACTATGGGACATCTGTCATTTGCATAATTGTAAACATTGTTACTTTAAAATTGCAATATTCTAACCTTAGATGGAACCATGCAAAAGAACCAGAAAGAAAAGGAACAGATGTCGACCATGCATTCTTGAATTGGGGAGAGCTTGCAGAGACAATTGGAAGAGATGTCAGCGGTGAAATAAAAGATTTGCTTGAAGAGAAAAGATATAAAATAGAAATTGAAAAGAAGCAAGTCATTAAAAACTTTGAAAAAAGGTTGAAAGAAATAGATGTCATTGACTGCAATTTACTCATAAGCAGTGAAAAAGAACGTGATATAAGCTATTTGAAGACACTTAAGACAATTGTAATTCCTGGAAATGTCAAAAAGATTGAAGAATGGGGATTTGCTCAACTTAGAGGAGCAGAACTTGAATCACTTGTGCTTCAAGATGGTGTTGAAGAAATAAGCAATGAGGCTTTTGCTAATATCAGCACAGAGAAACTAGTTATTCCAGCATCAGTAAAGCATATAGGACAAAATCTATTTGGTAGTGATGAAAATACCCTAGAATCAATAGAAATAGATGAAAAAAACCCTTATTATTATTCTAAGTCTAATGGAGTAGAATGCAATGTCATTGTTTCAAAAAATGATGACGTGCTGATTTTTGGATGCTGCAATTCAAAAATTCCAGATGGAGTTAAAAAAATATCTAACAATGCATTCAAATATGTGACTATGGATGAAATTGTTGTTCCAGACAGTGTCACATACATAGGAAACTATGCATTTTCTGATTCAACAATAGGAAAGATAAAACTTCCAAAGAATGCTGAATATGGATTATTTGCATTTGCAAACTCTACGCTTGAGATACCAACAATATACAGGAAGAACAAACTAGTGATTGCAGGCTCAAAAGAAAAAGCAGATAAATATTTTGAAGTTCGTCCAGGAACAAAAGAAATATGCGATTATGCATTTACTGATTTTTCATGCCAATTAGAAGAAATAGAACTTCCACCAACAATAGAAACAATTGGAAAACAAGCATTTTTTTCATGTTGGTTCTTAAAATCAATAGATCTTCCAAAAAGATTGAAGACAATTGGAGAACGAGCTTTTTCTGCATGCTCAAGCTTAAACTCAGTTGAAATTCCAAATGGTGTAAAATCTATTGGAAAGTATGCATTCTGTGGCTGTGACCGATTAGAGAGAGTTGTTATTCCAGACAGCATTGAAAATTTTGGAGACAGGGTATTTTATGATTGCACAGAACTGAAAGAAATTGTCTGTTCCCCAAATATGGAAAGATTTCTACGGAGCAGTGCTGTCAATTTAGGCGCAAACAAGGATAAAATTGATTTTATTCATCTTCTTGAAGAAAGCAGAATTGATGAAACTACAGATTATTTCAAAGAAGTATTAGACAGTCCAACAACAATAGATGGCCAAAAAGATGAAAAGCCTGAAACTGGCAAAATGTACTATTCTGAAAAATACAATTTTGGTTGGAAGATATCTAATGATGAAATAAAGAACAAGAATATAGAGCAGATACATGTCTTTGAGCCACATGTCTTAGGAGGAACAGGAGACAAACGGTATGGATGGAGAGAGTTCATCATCTCACAAGACCATACGAAGATGAAGGAAGTTTCATCAAAGTATTTCTGGACAAAAGAACAAGCTAATTCAGCATTCATGAAATTTTTAAGGAGTTGACATGAAAATCTTATTATATCCAATCAAAAGCAAAAATACTCCAATAGAAATGAAGTTTAAAGCGGTTGTGACAAAAAAACCAATGGACAATACAAAGTCTTTAGACAAAGACAAATATTATCATTTTTTCATTGATGGAGATACAATTAAAGCTTTTGATGAACTTTATGAATATTTCAAAGGTGATTGGGACCAAATAAAGATGTCAATTCCAGGAAATAACACTGATGCAAGGCAAATAATAGCTATTCCAGTTGAACTTTGCTATTCAGTAGTCTGCAAAGAAAAATAACATATGAGAAGAATTCTTTCAGAAGGCAAACATTGGCCACAAGACTATGTCAAGACTGCACTTAATACAGTCTTCAATTCTTCTTTAGGCAAATCTTCTTGGTATTCAGATTCTGATATCAGAAATGACTTAAAAAAGTTTGTTGATGCGTTTGATCCATTAGCTCATAAGAATTCAAACCTTGGATATTTTGCTGCTATCGTCAAATGGTTCATTGAGTATTCAGCAGATGAAGACAAGAAAGATGAATTCATTGACAGCAAACTGAACAATGTAGTCAAGACTTTATTGTATATATCTAAGAATCCTTCAGAAGAAAGCAAGCTGAAAGACCAAATCAAGACAAAATGGACATTTGTTGATTTTGAGAAATATCAAAAAGAAAAAGAAGAACAGATAAAAGCAGACCAAGAAGAAAAGCTGAAGAATGCTAGCAGTGATGACAAAGGCTATGAAGTGATTGCAATTGATTCATATGAAGAATTGCATGAATTCTTTGGTGGTGACAAAACAGGCTATCATGGCACATCTGAGTGGTGCCATACGAATGGAGAAAGCACATATGACCATTGGACGCAGGATGGAGCATATATGTTCTTTGTCATAATGAAGAAAAACTGGGAAGACATTGAGCCACCTGATCCAGAAACAACAAACGCTTATGATGAATATGGAACAAGTCTGATTGCAGTTCTTATTGACGTAGCAAGCAAAAAACTTGAGAAATCTACATTGAGATGGAACCATGTCATTGATCCATCAAATACACGGCCTGGAAGGGGTGTTGACACTGCATTTGCTGGACTTGGAGACTTAGTAGAAACAACCGGAAAAGGAATAATAGATGCAATAGAGAAACAATATAAAAAAATGCAGGCTTCAATAGAATATGACAAAGCCCATGCAGATGAAAAAATCAAGAAAATATTGGAAAAAAACAATAGAGACCACATAGACAAATGGGATATTCCTAACCATTTGAAGAACTTTGTTTCTCATCTTGAAATACCAAACAATATCAAGAAAATCGGCTTTGAAACATTCAGAGGCTGCAAAAACCTAAAATCTGTTGTAATTCCAGATTCAGTAGAAGAACTCAACTATGCTGTTTTTGAAGATTGTTCAGAATTGACATCAGTGACATTTTCTAAAAACATAAAAGAGATCAATGGAAGTGCTTTTGCAGATTGCACAAGTCTAAAGTCTATTGAATTTCCAGAGGGCGTAGAAAGAATAGGTCGATTTGCTTTTTATGGTGCTGGATTGACTGACATCCATTTTCCTAAAAGTTTAAAATCTGTTGAAGATTCATCATTTGGCAAGTGTGAAAATTTGACTGCAGTCTATATGCCAGATATTGAAACATATTTCAATGTATCTTATAGCCAATTTGGAAATCCGGTGACTTCAAGAAAATCATTTAATGATTCTGATACAAAGTTGATTGTTGGTGGAAAAGAATTTGATTTTATAAATCCTGTAATTCCAGAAGGCATAGAAGAAATATGTTCTGGCGCCCTTAAAAACTTCCATAAAATGAGAACAATCAAATTGCCAAGTACACTTAAGAAAATTGGTGATTATTCATTCTGGGGAGCATATGAACTAGAAAGCATTGAAATTCCACCTTCAGTAGAAGAAATAGGTGATTCTGCTTTTAAATATTTGAGTTGGATGAGAAAAATTACAATTCCAGGAACAGTGAAGAAGATTGGAAATGATTGTTTCTCTGGATCTTATTTCAATACAATCATAATTGAAGACGGAGTAGAAGAAGCTGGTGAAAAATGCTTTGTAAATGGGAGTTTCTTAAGAGAGATTCAAATACCAGACAGCTTGCATTTTTATCCAAGCTATTTGAAAGACAATGAAAGATTAGAGGTAGTATATTGCTCTGATAAAAAATGGGATGAAATCAAAGAATTTGTTCCAGAAAAGACTAAGCATCTTCTGAAAAGAGAAGAAAAACATAAAGAAAAACTGCAAAGCAGATTTTATAGCGATGATGTAGCTTTGATGCCAGAGTCAAAGCTTAACACAAGTGACATATGGTACTTTGGAAACAACAGAGCAGAAGACTTTGTCTTAGTTCCACCAACTTGGATATTCCCATTCTATCTTACAAAGAGCCAGCAATACGCTGAAAAATATGATGACTATGGAGTATATAAAGTCACCATCAAAGATGATCTTAACATTCTAGATTTTTCAAATGATGAAGATTTGAAAAAGCTTAAGATTCCAGATATTTTGAAAGAAGTATTCAAGAAACCAAATTCAGATTTGAACAATTATTGCCATGAACTTTACAATTTGGTCTATGGAACAAGGAATTCTAACTATAAGTTCTCGCGTTTAGACAAGCCTAGAATGAATGAATGGAAGAAATGCGCTGAACAGCTAGCTGCAAAAGTGTTCAAAAAGTCGGATTTCAACAAAGAATTCAATGATTCAATGCCAAAAATAAAAGAACGGCTAAGTGAAACTTTCAGCGATGAGCTATTTTTAATCTATATCTATTATTTGATGCATAAAGCTGGATTTGATGGATTCAAGAGAAAAGAATTCAACAATGAAGTCATTGGCATATTCAATTTCAATAGCTTAGACAAAATTTCAGTCAATCCAGTATCTGCACTGCCTACAAAAGAATCACTTGAAATTGACTATTCAGACATCTATAAGCAATTTTGCTAGAATCAATTCTCAAAAAGTAAATAAAACATATAAATTACTTTGGAGAATATAATGTCAATCGAAAAACATATTGAATTGTGGTCTAACCTTGTAAAAGAGTCAGAACAAGTTGATGAAGAAACATTTGGTGTTGAATATCAATCATTTTTAGAGACTATTGCTCAGCCTATTGAAGGAAAAGAAAGTTCAAATCTTGTTCTTTTCAGAGTAATGGATGAAGATGAAGACCAATCAGAAATTGAATCTTCAATTCTAGAACCAGGACAGCATACATTTGTCCTTCCAACTTTTGAAATTTCAGAAGATCCAGAAGAGATTGAAGAGCAGTGTGGGCATGCTTTGACAGAAGAGGGAATTGAATTAGTCAAAGAATTAGCTCAAGCTGGAGATTGTATTATTCGCCAAAAGTATGAATTTTCAGTTGTAGCTGATGATTCAATTGAACGTGACTACAGTGAAACTGATGTTTCATTGAATTTCACCGTTCCATGTGATTGCGCTATGATTGACCTAGACAAGATTGACCGTGAACTTGGTGCTACATTGATTGATGTCTATGAAAATCCAGACAAATATATCATTGACTATGACCAGCTGACTCAGAAATTTGACAGCGCAATGGCAAGCGAATTTGAGAATGCCAAAGAGAATGCCAAAGTTTCATCTGATAAGAATTTTGACGATGATGGAAACCAGAAATTTGTAGATGAAGTCGATGAATCAAAGAAAGCTGAAGCTGAAGATGAAGATGAAATCGATGAATCAAGAAAAGAAAGAGACTCTGGAATTCCACTCAACAAGATTGACAGACGTGTTTCTCCAGAATGGTGGATGACAGTTGCAGCAGGTGGAAATACATCCGGTCTTGCATCAGAAGGCTGCAAGCTATATCCTGGCAAAAAAGTGAAAGCGGGTTCAATTGTCCTTTGGAAGCGTGGTGAAGTACGTGGTATGGGAACATCAATAACATGGCCAGAATATTGCTTTGCTATCAAGCATAAAGATGCTGAAGCTATAAAGAAGATTGAAGAACTCGGTCTTCCATTAGATCTTGACCTCGGTGTTGGATTTGACTTTGATGATTACTTTGTTGGTGGTGTTCCAGAAGTATCACAACAAACAGTGACAGAAGAAGAAATTGTAGAAGATAATGAAGAAATCTTTGAAGAAGTAGAAAATTTCGATGATGTAGATGAATCTAGTTCATGCAATGACGATGTAGATGATGCTGAATTTGAGCCTGCTCCAAATCAAGAAAAATAATATATGAAATCATTCCTTCAATTCTTAAAAGAATCAAATGACAGATATCTAGTCGAATCAGGTGCAAAGGGTCACCTTCAGCATCTTTTTGAAGATGGTGAATTGAAGTTTTCAGACTTAAGGACAATATTCACAAATCTTTTCACTGGAAAGCTGAATGTCACAGAAAAGATCGATGGAATGAACCTTGCTGTGACATACAAAGATGGAAAAGTCTTAGCTGCTAGAAGTGCTTCAAACATAAAGAATCCAATTGACATTGACCAGCTTGGAAAGAAGTTTGAAGGAAAAGGAGAAGTCAAGACTGCATTTGTCAATTCCATGTCTGACATTTCAGAAGCAATAAACATGCTGACTGATTCTGAAAAGGAAAAAGTCTTCAAGAATGGACAGAACTTCCTTTCATTTGAAGTCGTTGCTCCAGAGTGCCAGAACGTAATAGACTATGGTGACCGTTGTTTGATGGTCCTCCATAGCTTAGACCAATATGATGATTCATACAATCTTGTCCAGCAAGAGAAAGTTGGAGACAAGAACAATTCTGAACTTGTCAGTGTTGTCTATGATCTGTTCAAAGACCATGATGCATTGAAACAGAACAAATTTGAGATTTCTAAGCCGGTAGTTCTTAAGATTAAGAATTCATCTACAGCAAAAGAATGCTTGAATGAAGTCCTTCAAGAGCTAGATAGCTTATGTGATGGCATTGGCTATAAGTCTACAATCAATGACTACTGCAAAGAACGTTATGAAAAGAAGATCATAAATGCTGCAAAACGTTCAAATCTTGACTTAAGCAGAAACAGCCAGTTTGTTTCAGAATTAGCAGACAGGTTGAATACAGTATCTTCTAAGAAGCCAACAAAAGCAGACTTAGTGACATTTGCTAGACGTGATGGACTAAATACAAATTCTCAAGAATATAAAGATTTCATAAAAGCTATGGAATCTACAATGTATGAAGACAATGCTGAGATCATCCGCCCAGTTGAGAACCTTGTCATCAAAGCTGGAATGAAACTTATTGAAAATATGTCTGGTTATCTTACAGTTGACAATTCTATCAATGCAAAGAAGCTTAAAGCAAGACTAGATGAAACATTGAAAGAACTGGAAGACAATGAAAATGAACTTCCAGAGAACAAATATAAGATAATGCAGAAGAACATCAAGAAGCTAGCAGATGCTGGAAAAGATGTTTCTGGAGTTGAGGGTCTTGTATTCACTTACAAAGGCCACCCATTCAAGCTTACAGGGACATTTGGAAGCATCAATGCACTTCAAAACCTTTTAAAATATTAATCAAAAAAAAATGAAAAAATACACTATCAAAAACTACAAAGGTAACCTTGTTGAATCTTTGAAGAAATTCTCTGATTCTTACAAAGGCATGAAGATCGTCGAAGCAGTTGAAGATGGAAAAGATCTTAAGATCAAAGCAGTATCTGAATCTACAAAAGACGAAGTCAATAATATTTATGACAGTTTTATAGATGAATTGAATGCTGCACTTAATTCTATAGCCGAATTTGAACTTGATGATTCACCAACTACTCTGAGATTTGCAGAAGTTTTGGAAAATGTTTTGAATGCTATTGAAAAAGAATATACAGAAGATGATATTTATTATAAACAATATAAGGGTGAACTTCATAATAAATTAAATGCGCTCAAAACAGCAGCTCAAGCTTGGAAATAAATAATTCTTCAATTTAGAAAAATTAAACAATAAAATCAAATGATAAAAGGCAAATATCGAATATTTGCCTTTTAGTTTTTATAATGAAAAAGTAAATATAATTAAAATTGCAATTAAAGACATTTTACAATGAATAACTATAATGATATTTTCAATGACATGGATGCTGCACGTAATGCATTAGCAAGTGTCAATCTTAGAGAATCAGTAATGCCATTATACAGAGGCCGCATTATTGAAAATACAGAAATCTATGATAAAGTCCATAAGCTTCTTGACAGCCAAGAAATGGAACGCGCTCATAAGTTCCTTTATGATGTCGACTACAACAATTTGAATGATGATACAGTCAAAAAAGTAGATGAATTATATGACTACGCTGTAAGCAACGGCTTCATTCAAGACCAAGCAGCTCCAGTCCAAGTAAATGATGAAGATGAACCATTAGATTCAGCTGCTGGAAAAGATCCATTAGCTGATGAAAAGCCAGAAGACAAAGAAGAAGAAATCGCTGAAGATGGTGAAGAATGTGAAGATGGAGAATGCAACCATGTTGCAGCTGATGCAGGTTCTCAAGTCAGTGAGCCTGCTCCACAGGAAGTTCCAGCTCCAGCAATAAATGCTACAACACCAAAATCTTGTGTTTGCCTTTATACAGCAATGAAGAATGGAAAGCTCCATACAGGTGAATGCTCATCTGATGCTTGTGATCCAGACCAAGCAAAATCTGATGTCATCAACAAACTTACGCAATTTGGTTATTCAGACATAAATATCCTTGCAATTGAAGATGGTGTTCCAGGTGGAGCATCTGCACAAGTTTCAGACTATGGCCAGAAAGCTATAACAAACACAAACAAGACATTTGACACAAAGAAGCCATCAGATATCTTGATGCAAGATGAAACTGTTCAGGAATCTGGAAAAGAAGTCAAGAAGATTTCACCTGAAGACATCATAAAAGAAGATGATGAAGAAATTGTCGAAGCTGAAAAAGACGACAATGAAAAAGACGACAAAGAAAAAGAAGAGAAAGACAAGAAGAAAAAAGAAGAAAAGAAGGATGACAAAGCTGAAGATGAACCTCCAGCAGATGAAGGTGATGAAGAGATTGAAGAAGATCCATCTGATGAAGAGGAAATAGAAGAAGATCCAGCGGATGACGCTGGAGATGAACCACCAGCACCACCATCTGATGATGAACCAGCTGATGAACCTCCAGCACCTCCTTCTGATGATGAGCCAGCAGATGACGCCGGAGATGAACCTCCAGCACCTCCTTCTGATGATGAACCAGCAGATGAGCCTCCAACTGATGAACCTCCAGCAGACACCGATGAACCATCTGATGATGAAGAGGAAATAGAAGAAGAGCCATCTGATGATTCTGAAGAAAAAGACGATGAGGACAAAGAGGATAAAGACAACAAAGAAAAAGAAGACAAGGATGATGACAAAGAAGATAAAGAAGAAAAAGATGATGACAAACCTTTGTCAAAAGAAGAAAAAGTAAAATATGCAACTGAATACATCAAGAAATTCAAGCAGGTTCTTGTAAAGACAGATGCACCTTGCTTCAATGAACTTCCTCTAGAAGATCGTGCTAAGTTCTTTGAAAAGCTTTCAAAAGAATGGACAGGAAAACCAGATCCATCAAAGTTCATGACAAAAGCCAACATTGAGAAACTAGAATCAATGAAGGTTGAAAAAGACAAGAACGCTAAATAAACTATGAAAAAGTACACTATCAAAAACTACAAAGGGAACCTTGTCGAATCTTTGAAGAAATTCTCAGAGAAATACAAAGGCATGCGCATTGTCGAGGCTAAGCAAGATGGCAAAATACTCAAGATCAAAGCAGACCTCAAAGAAGCAACAATAAGTGATGTTTCATTTAGTACAATCATAAATGAATATAAAGATATTCATGATTGGTTTAAAACAGAGGTATTTGGTAGTGATACTGATATGTATAATTTTTATTATAGGTTTTGGGAGTTCTGCTATTGCTTAGATAAAGTATTAACATTTGATATACCTCTTACTGAAGATGCCATTATAGAACGTGTTAAATTAATCAGAAATGCTGCAATAAAGTTTCAAAAAGTAGTCTATAATTATAGACCAGAAAATACTGATGAATTTAATGAAATTTCTACTGCAATTGATGATTTTATTAATACTACATCATCTCCAAATGAAGATTGTATAGAAATGTATTCATCTATAGCTGATAATTCTAAAGATATTAAAGAAATTATTAATGCATTTTGTATGGACACAGATATTAGATCTGAAGAAGTTATTGGTGCATTTATACCATACGCTGCTAATTTAGCATATCATGCTGTAAATAATCTAGGGATAGAAGAAACTCCTGAAGATAAAGAAGCATGGATGAAAGATTTTGAAACTCAACAAAAACAACTTAATAATAAAATTTCATCATTTAGAAAAGACACTATAGAAGATCGC